ATTTGCTTGACCTAGTTTGAGTGTGAGCATTCGGAAAGCACCTTTAACAAGTTGCGATTTAGTCATATCACGAACTTGTTTATCGTTCAGTGCGTCAGTGATTTCTTTCTCAGTAGAAAGCATTCCCAAAGAGTCTAGTACAAACATACAAGGTTTGCGTTCCTCTGCAGGTTTCTTAAGATAAAGATCTACCGCCTTAAGTGCTTTACTACGAAACTCTTCAATTGTAACAACGTTAACAACAACAAGGCGAGAAGTATCAATTCCACGGGATTCTACAAGCGATTTAGTGATAGCAGCCTCAGTATCAAAGTAGAGACAGTAACCATCGGGATTAGAATCAAGAAAATTCTTAACCACTGCGAGAGAGAAGAAAGTCTTTCCAGTACTAGACTCTCCAGCAATAGCAGTAATCTTATTCCCAGATACACCACCAAATACACTACCTGAAACCAGTGCATTAAAAATGTATGAACCCGTATCAACATAAGTTTCTGTTTCGTCAATATCTGAAGCAAGTTTGGTGTAATCATCACCAATTTCTTTTACAATATCTTTTAAGAAGTCCATTAACTAAAAAACGAATCAAGGTTTACAGTCTTTTCTACACTCCACCCAATCGAATCAAGAATAATTTTGAGTGGTTCTAGAAATGCTTTCTCAAATTGTAATTCATAGTCTATGTATTTGTCAAGATTTAGTTCCTTTGGAAATTCTTGGATGAAGGAAATTACATTCTCGTGTATGATATTTGGTTTTTTCAAATATACAAACTTAATCTTCTCACCATTTTGAATTAAAGAATACTTATTAGTAAGTTTGTTTTGCTTAATGAAATGATTAAACAGTAATGCTCCACGAACGTGAATGGGAGTTTTTGGAGCATAAATGTTTGAAGAAGATGAATACTTTTGAACATCAGATGCAGAGCGTGGAAATGAGATTTGCTCTGGTGGAAGTTTCTTAAATTCTTCTCGACAGTTATTAATAAACTCAATCACTTGGTCTTCAGTTCCACTCATCATCAACTTAAGAGCATCCTTAATCATTTTGCGACAAGGAGCTGGGGTTGAAGACTTAACTGCTTCAATACCCATCATCTTCAGTTTAGGTTCTTCATAACGAACACCTTCACTGTCCCATACATTTAAGATATAACGCTTCTTTGCAGTCCAGATTCCACGGTCAGCAATGTTCTCCCGTTTCATCTGCATCTTCTGGTCATATGCATTTACATAGTCCGCCAGTTCTTGGTAGCAACCTTCAATATATTTTTCAAGTTCCACCTTACAGACCTTATCAAGGAACGAAACAATGCTTTCAGTAGTTTTCTCTCTTCCTTTGAATATAGTTTCAACCAAAGGACCCATATTAAGATAAATGGAGTCAGTATCTGAAGCAATAACATAATCAACATCCTGCGACTTAAGAAGTTTATTGATATAGTTATTCATTTTACTCTCAATCCAACGAATTGCAACCTGACCACTCAAAGTAATTGCTTCAGCATTTTCAAGTTTGTAATAACGGAAATACTGATTACCAATCGCACCATAAGCAGAGTTTAGAGAAATCTTCTTTGCCATCTGGATGTTATTACAGCGGGCAATCTCTTTTACAAGTTCTTTATTCTTGGTCTTCTCATATTCTTTTTTTGCTTCAATCATCTTCTTCTTAAAGATGACACGATCCTGATACATTTTATCCATCAGTTCTGGAAGAAATCCGCGAACATCTTTACGGAACATTGCACCATTTGGACACACTGCATAGTCCTTGTACATTTCAAATGTAATTTCTTTGTTTAGGATCTTATCAACTGTTACTGTTGGATGCCTTTCTTCTACAAGAGTTTCTGGACTTACATTGAATTGCATAATCAGGTGTGGATACAGACTATTCAAGTCAAAGTTAACAACCCAATCATACATTCCTGGTTTTGGTTCTTTTACATATGCACCTGCATACTTTTCATTCTTTTGAGTTTTACTTCTTGGAGGAATGACGATGTTTCTTTTCTTGAGATAGTTGTAGATGATATTATCCCACATTCGAACTTGATAGAACACGTCTGCATAATTCACTTTTGCGTCATATGCCATCGTAAGTGCAAGTTCAATTAACTTCATCTTGTCTTCCAGACGGTCAACAAGTTCTACGTCAACGATGTTGTACTCAATAAACTTCTGCCATCCTTGAGTATAGAAATCCTTAAAGGTATCAAACTCTGAGTGATCAAGTTTCTTCTGACCAAGTTCTACTTCAGCAATATAATCAAGACGATACGATTCCTGTGCTTTATAAGTAAACTTCTTATAAAGATCAAGATAATCAAGTTGAGTCATTCCACCAACATCAAAAGACGTGTGCTTACGTCCATTGATATAGATTTCACCTTCAGTTACAAGTCCCCAGTTAGAGAAACGCTTCATTAGTTTCTCACCAAGAACACGATTCAGTCTCTTGCAGATATAAGGAATATCATACAACTGAATGTTCCAACCAGTCACCACATCAGGAACATCAACCATCCAATAGTTGATAAAACTATTGAGAAGGTCATATTCACTCTTACAGCAATGATAAGTCACATTACTTTGCTTATTATTAAATGGTTTAACTCCCCAAGTAACAATTTCTTTGGTTGTATAATCCTGAATAGTAATTGCAAGAATTTCTTCAGAGCAAGATTCCACATCAGGGAATCCTTGCTCCGATGCAACCTCAATATCGAGAGTTACAAGTTTGATTTTACTAATATCAAACTTGATTTCATCCTCTGGATACTTCTCTGAAATGTATTGATAGATATATCGATCATTTCCATAGATCTCAAATCCATCAATGTCATCATATTTTTTATAGAACTCACGACAATCCTTAACTGTTCCAGGATTGATTGCTTCTACTTCTTCACCACTTAATGTTCTATACTTAGAATCTTTTTTAGTTTTTACATAAAGAGTTGGGAAAAACTCATCTCTTGTTTCAAATCTTTTACCATTATCTACTCCACGAACCAAAAATTGATTTCCAATCAATTGAACATTAGTGTAAAATCTCATTCTTTAATCAAGTCCTCATATTTTTCAAGTAGAGTTGGAGTTGGGTCAGCAAGTGTAAGAATCTTATCCGAACTCATCATAAATGTGGTTTGCTTAGTAACGCCTACTAAGAATGGTTCTAAAACTTTTTGTAGTTCTGAAATTTGATTATTTTTTACTACATAAGGATTAGTTAACTTACAATCAGGTTCTCCAAGTTCAGAAGTAACTTCATCAATCTTGCTGATCAGAATCTGGTTGTTCAGTAAATACAATACTTTGATCATTTTCTTTTTCCTCTTTGTTTAATCCTAATACTTGATTTTCATACATTTCTTTTATTTCATCACTCGGTTCTACGAGAGTAACAATCCAACTAGGTGGTATTTCTATAGTCTTTTGATTTGAAAATGCAGGCCAAGAATGAAGAGAAATGCTAACTTTATTTCCACCATCCTCTTCATCAAGAACTTTATACGTACCGTTAACAGATATTGTACAAGGTTTTTCTAACAAATAACAAATTAATTTTTCTTCAATAAAACCTTCTTTAACATCTGAGATAAGTTTTTCTCCAGACTTTAGCAGGACAAGTTTTACGGTCATATTTACTCCATACCTCTCAGTATTCTACCAATAAAAAAAGGAGGAGTCAACCTGGATTTTGCCAGGTGCTCCTCGCGCCGACGATATTCAAAAGTATTTATCTCTTTCTTTTGAACTTACACACTTTCTTTCCAGGAAGCATAGCATATGTTGTAGTTCCACCATATCCACACTTTGCTTTTGGTGGTTTTGCGTCAGCACCAAAATCACCTTTCATTTCCTTTAAGATATTATTAAATTCCTGGAAGGTTTTCATTTTTTATTTTTATTTAGAGATAATCCTTTCGTTTATGATGATCGGGAACAATCTTCTTCAAGTTTACAGAGAGGAGTCCGTCTTCAAAAGATACATCTGCGACTTCTGTGTCGTCTGCCATTGTCCACGCTCTCTTGAAAGATCGTTGAGCCAGTCCTTTATGGACGTAGTTGGTATCAGTTTCTTTATCTTCTTTTTGCCCTTCAACAAAAAGTTTTCCATCTTGCGTATAAACATAGACTTCTTTCTTTTTAAATCCAGCAAGTGCAAGTTCAAGTCTAGATTCTACGTTACTAACTTGAACTAAATTATATGGTGGATAATTTGTAGTGGTTTCATGCAGATGGAAAAGTCGATCAAAATATTCATCCATCCCAATTGAGTTGCGAGTAATCCTATCCATCAAGGCAGGAAGATCCGCATGTGTAAACCGTGAGGTTACAAGGTTAGTCATTATGGTAGCTCCTTTAAAAGCGAGTTGGTGTTTTGTGGACCCTTTCGGCATCCAATACTATTTAACCACAAATCAAAAAAGAGAAGAACGGTAAAAACCGAACTTCTCTTTAGGGTGTTCCGACTTTTGTAGAGTGCCGCACGAATGGCACAGTACTATTTATTCGGTTTCTACGCTTTTTCCTTTTTTGCCAATATTGTACTTCTGCTCAAGAATCCAATCACCTTTGTCCTTATAGGAAAGAACTTTGATTTGATTCAATGGAGCAATATCAGCAACTTTATCTTGATTAACTACAGTGATGAGTCCCCAGTCAGCAAGAAGACGTGCAATGCGATTACGTCTTTGAACGTCATTTACAGTCAGGTTTGCATGTTTGCCATCAAGAGCGAACAGTTCCTTAAAGTGAACGATATAGTATCTACCTTGCTTATGCAGAATATGGCAAGACTGGTAGAGTTTTTTCTCCTTACGCGAAGCAACTCCGATGCGAGTCAAAGTTTCACGAACTTTCAAGAAGTCATCAGGTTCATTAAGAATCACCTCTACCATTTGGTCTGAAGACCAATGGACTTCAGGTTCTACTGTTTGATGAGCAGTAGTCATTTTTTTCCTCCAATTTCAAGTCGTTGTTTAATAAAATTAAGTTGTTCTTTGTTTAGAATCTTCAAAGCTTGAGATGCCTTTTCATTACTATAACCATAGTATTGTTTTACACATTCTAAGTCTTTGACCTTATCCTTTCGGAGCCAGGGAGAAAATCTCTTCTTTTTCCTTAGACTATTTAGATAAAACAAATATTGCATATCTTTGTCAAGTTGATGGTGCATATTCATTTCATTCGCAAAAAGAATGCAGTCAATATGACCCGATAAACACTTATTTACAATAAAGGGAGGATATTCCTTGATTTCTTCAGATAAATCTTCCTTTGTAAAATTAATCGAGTTCAACCAATCCTTCAATTCCATAATTAAAAAGCAGTAATTCTTTACGTTGTTTTTGCTCTCGCATATACTCACCAACAGACCTCATAGTGTAAGTAAGGTCAAACTCAGCGGCGTTCCAATTCTTGAAGCGATCCTTTACCAGTTGATCTGAATTATAACTGATTAATTGATGCATATTACAAGCATCGCAATCAGCAGCAAACTTATCGTGATCAAATCCTTTGTGCATTGATCCCTTGTTCCCATAGAGATTATCCTTAATGTCATAAGGAGGATCGAGATACACAAAAGCAGTAGTGTCTCCATCCATCAGATAATCGTAAGAGTAATTAGTTATACGCCAATTTGCAATTAACTTAGAATACTCGGGAAGTTTTTCAATACCTCGTATTGAAAAATTGGAGTTGGATGCCTGTGGTGAAAACGATGAACTTTCGGTTAGACCACTAAAACTGCATTTATTAACAATATAGAAAGCAACAGCACGATTAATGCTAGACAAATCCTGATCATTAATTTGATTCTTTGCTTTAAGGAAAAGTTCTTTTGCCAGATCGGGCGTATTGTTTGCTGACTTTAAATCTACCAGTTTATCTTTAAGATCTACCCCAAAAATTTGAAGTTGCTGCCAGAAGTTTACAAGAGGTTCATACAAATCATTTACCCAAATTTTAACATTTGGATACTTCTTGGTGATATGAATCGCAACAGATCCTCCACCAAGAAATGGTTCACGAAACTCAGTATAGTTGCGAAGATCTGGAAAATAAGGATCCATTTTGATGCAAGCACGAGACTTGCCTCCAGGATACCGCAAACAAGTTTTCAAAGATTTCATAATATTTCCTCAATTAAAATCAAATAATAAGTTTCTTACTCGGGGGTTTAGAAATCGGTGAGAACATTTGCTCATAATTATCAATGATCTGTTCTTGAGTGTCTGCAATATACACTACATAACTTTTAGAAACTTTGATCTTCTCATCCTTACCTTTTAGAAGAGGAGACCAAGGAGCAAATCCAAGTTGCCCATTACCAGAAGGAATAGCAACAATTGGATTGGAGAGGACAACAGAGTCATCTTCTTCAACCAGGTCTGCGATTACATCTTCGCCAGACCACATACGAATTAGTTTTACATTCATTTAAATTCACACTCACACATAATTTCAGTTAATGCTGCTAGGAGGTTAATTTCCTGGTCAGCAACGAACGCACATTGGTATTGATACTTAGCAATAACAAGAACGGCAGCAGGGATAGATTGGGGTGTAAGGCAATCATAACAGGCGTCATAAACCCTGCGAAGAACGAGAGTAGAATCGTTGTCCAAGTTGGAGACCACCCACTTCCTAACTTCTGTGAAGTTCTTTTCCTTGAGATGTTTGATGAGTTCATTTACAGAAACGTCTGAGAAAGATGCAAGAATGCCCGCGTCGATTTTTCCTCCCGTAGAATACCTTTGGATTTCGTTGAGGACTCTACGAAAATCTGGGAAGTGTTTTGTAACAAGTTCTGCAACGACTTTTTCATCGTACTCAATCCTTTCCGCATCCAGGATTGATTGAAGTCGTTGGAAGAAACTACCTGCAAGTTGAACTCTTTGCTTCCCTTTGATGGTGAAGTCGATGACGGCACATCGGGAGTGAAGAGGTTCAATAATTTTGTTCTTGTAGTTGCAGGTGAAGATGAAGCGGCAGTTGTTATAAAATGCCTCAATATTCGCCCGTAGTAGGAGTTGTACGTCGTTGCCTGTGTTATCTGCCTCATCGATGATGATGACTTTATGTTTAGAAGATCCCGTAAGTGAGACGGTCGAAGCGAAGTTCTTTGCTTGGTTCCGTACAGTATCCAGGAAACGCCCTTCGTCGGATCCGTTGATGACATAATAATCTGCCCCCAGTTCATTACATAGTGCTTTTGCA